CCAAATCTTCGTGTCGAGTGGGATGATCACAGTCTTGATACTATCCTTGATGCAACGGCACTTGAATCGAAATGGAAGTTTAACATATCCAGTCTGGCTCGTAGGGTGGAGGGTATCAGTGGCGGTCATCTTATTCTGGTTGGTGCTAGGCCTAATACTGGAAAGACTAGCTTTCATGCTTCTATCGTAGCAGCCGAAGGTGGCTTTGCCCATCAAGGGGCTAAGTGTATTATACTTGCCAACGAAGAAGCAGTAACACGTGTAGCTGCACGATACATCAGTGCGTCTGCAAACATGACAATGACTGAGGTGCGTACTAACAAAGCACTAGCATCCAAGCGATACCATCCTGTATCAGAGAATATTCTATTCAAGGACAGCACTGGTAAGGGTATGGATTGGGTAGAGTCTGTTGTTAAGTATGAGAAACCAGATGTAGTAATCTTGGATATGGGTGATAAGTTTGCCGACATAAGGTCAGAAAGAACAGACATAACTCTCAAAGCAGCAGCTATCCATGCACGTAATATAGCCAAGCAATACGACTGTGCTGTGATATGGATGTCTCAACTATCAGCAGAAGCAGAGGGCAGGGCTGACCTGAACCAAGCTATGATGGAAGGTAGTAAGACAGGCAAGGCAGCAGAGGCTGACCTGATGATACTTATTGGTAAGACACAACAAGCAGAAGGAGAAGATGAAGATCCTATCAGATACCTGAACATAGCTAAGAACAAACTGAATGGCTACCAAGGTAAGATTACTTGTGTGCTTGACGGTTCAAGATCAGTGTACTCAGCATGAGACTAGTGCTAGACGTAGAAAATACTGTTACTAATCGTGATGGTAAGTTACACCTCGATCCTTTTGAGCCTAACAATCATTTGGTTCAAGTGGGTATGCTTGATGCTGATGATCCTAAAGCTACGCTCACTATCAAGACACTAGATCACAATGAAGCTACAGATTTCACAGGCTTTCAAAGACTAGAGGTACAGTGGAACTTAGACAACACTGACTTACTTATCATGCACAACGCACAGCACGACTTGATGTGGCTGTGGGAGTGTGGCTTCAAGTATGATGGTGACATCTACGACACCATGCTTGCTGAGTATATACTGGATCGTGGACAGAGAAACCCACTAAGCTTAGAGGCTTGTGCTGAACGTAGGAATCTAAACTTTCAGAAACAAGATACGTTAAAGAAATATTTTAAAGAAGGTAAGAACACAAATGAAATACCGTTGGCTGAACTCTGTCATTATCTTGAACATGACCTGCTTACTACTTGTGAGTTGTTCCATGCCTGTGAAAAAGACTACGCTAAAGCCGAAGCAAAGTCTCTCGATACCATTAAACGTGTTACCTTCAACACCTGTAAAACCCTTACAGAAATCTATATGGCAGGATTCAAAGTCGATCTTCAAGAGTTGGAGCGAGTAACAAAGGAGTTTGAAAATGAGAAAGCTGAAATCGAAACACGTCTGCAAAAGAAAGTCAGGGAACTTATGGGGGATACTCCGATTAACCTACGCTCGCCTGAACAAAAGTCGCAGGTCTTATTCAGTCGAAGGGTACATGACAAAAAGGAATGGGCTGATCTCTTCAACTTCGCTGAAACACAACAAGAGTTTAAGGATGCCGTTGCAGCCAACTCGTCACCGATCTACAGGACTACGGCATACACCTGCCCTAGTTGCGAAGGGCAAGGTAAAGTATACCGACTTAAAAAAGATGGAACGAAGTTTGCTAGACCTAATAAATGCAAAGATTGTGATGCAAAAGGATACAAACTAAAAGATAGTAAACAAATAGCAGGGCTACGCTTTTCTGCACCAAGCAAGAAGTGGGTCAGTGCTAATGGATTCAACACTGGAAAGGATGAACTGGATGTACTTTCTTCAACTGCTAAACAAAATAGAATGGACGAGGCTTTTGATTTCATTTCTGATCTTAAACGTCATAACGCTGTCAGCAGCTATCTATCTTCTTTTGTCAACGGAATACGGAGCTACACTAAGGGGAGCGCCTTCTTGCACGTCGGACTTACTCAGCATATTACAGCCACAGGTCGTTTTAGTGGAAGAAATCCCAACATGCAAAACATGCCTAGAGGGGGAACCTTCCCAGTAAAGAAAGTATTTGTATCAAGATTTAACAATGGAAAGATATTGGAGGCAGACTTTGCACAACTCGAATTTAGGACAGCAGCGTTCTTGGCACAAGATGAAACAGCGATGCAAGAAATTGCAGATGGTTTCGATGTACATGCTTACACAGCAAAAGTTATCACTGATGCAGGGCAACCAACAACACGTCAAGCAGCTAAAGAACACACGTTCGCTCCGCTCTTTGGAGCAAGCGGTTACGGACGTACGAAAGCAGAGGCTGCATACTACAAACAGTTTAATGAAAAGTACAAAGGCATAGCTGCATGGCATACTAAGTTAGGCAATGATGCCCTACGCTTTTTAAAGATAGAAAATAAATCAGGCAGACAGTATGCTTTTCCTGATGTGACAAGACGTAGCAATGGCACACCCTCACACTTCACCATGATAAAGAACTACCCAGTACAGGGCTTCGCTACTGGTGATGTAGTGCCAGTTGTATTGAATGAAATGCACAAACGTTTGCGACAAATGAAGTCGTGTTTAGTTAATACTGTACATGATTCTATGGTAGTGGATGTACATCCTGACGAGATTGACCAAGTAGTAAAATTAGTAGAAGACCTAAACCTGGATTTAAACAAACTAATAGAGGAGACATATGGAATAGAAATGAATGTGCCTATGCTTTTAGAAGCAAAAATAGGCAACAACTGGCTTGACACAGTTGATATTTAGTGTATAACTAAGGCTCTTTTAGACTCTATACAAAGGATAGAATATGAGTACAGAACTAGCAGTAGCAAATGAAACTGGTAAATCAATGGCAGAACTTATGGGTGTATCATCTGCACCCTCGCAAGAGTATACGCCAAGCATATCTAGATTAGGTATGATACATCAGCCTATCATGGGTGAAGTAGAACTCAATGGTAAGATGATAAAGACAGAGGTAGTACCTGTAGGTGCATTCACTTTGAAGACAGGTGATGATGTTGTCTACAGTAACGGTGCAACCGTTCGTATCTTTGCCCAACGCAATCAGTGGCAGAGATGGAACAGTGAGACAGAAGAGATGGAAAAGTCTGTGATGTCTAACTCTTTGAACGGTGACTTGAAGGATAGCATTGGTGGCCTGAACTTAGGCAGACCAAGTGGTTACATCGAAGACTTTGCAAACCTCGATGAAGCTACAAAACAAGTTATCCGTTCAGTCAAACGTGTCGTTGTTTATTACGGTACGGTCTCACTTGATAGTCCGATGAATGAGAAAGGCGAACCTGTAAGTGCAGTCGAGTCAGTACCATTTGTAATGGATATCAAAAACCGTGACAGCCTGAAGAGTATTAACAAAGTGATGGGGCAGTTCAAGAAGAAGAACATGCTACCCATTATGTCCACAGTTAAATTGACAGGTGTGGAAGATAGTATTCCTACTGGTGCTAAGTTTGGTAAGATCGAAGCAACGGAAGGTGATGCTGTTGAGTTAATCTCTGCAGACAACGAGACACTCAAAGACTTCTTGGAACTGATTGAGTATAGCAACGGTAAGATCTTAGACCTACATCATGAACGTGCCAAAGGTCACGCAGATGAAGATCAAGAACTTGTCGAAGGTATCCTCAACAATGACTTCGTAGAGGTGGACGAGTAATGAATCACCCTGCTGAACTACAAGTCTTTAGCTATTTGCAAAAGGCTATGAACGGTGAAGCTACAATGACAGAGGAGGTAGCCAATCAGGTTGCCTCCGATGTTAAGGCTGCGTTGGACAAACAGTTTAACTCTCCACCACGTGACGAGTTTAGATTACGTATGTCTAACATAGGCAAACCCAAGTGCCAGTTATGGTTCGAGAAGAATGACCCTGAAGATAAGATACCTTTACCTCCACACTTCCTGATGAACATGATACTAGGTGATCTAGTTGAAGCTGTGTTCAAA